TAAGCCGTGTATTCTTCTTTCAACCACTACGACAGGACAAGATCAAGTAAAGCTGTTGAGGTGCAAGACCCTAGCAATGCGTATGTAAATATGGAGCCGAACTGGATATTGATTGAAGATTTAATAAGCGGAACTTATGGGATAAGAAAAAGACATCGAAAGTATTTGCCGCAAATGCCGCGCGAACAGGACGAGAGCTACGATAACAGGCTCGCCACAAGCGTTTTAGCGCCTTTGTACGTCAGAATCGAAAGATTGCTTGCGGGTATGCTTACGCGCAAACCTGTTCGATTAAATGAGGTATCAGAACGGGTTACAGAAGATTTGTTCGATGTTGACCTTCAGGGTAACGATCTCACAAGTTGGACATATGAGACAGCAAAAATAATGTTGCGTTATGGTCATGTCGGTGTTCTTGTTGATGCACCGACAGGCGGAACAGGTCGGCCTTATTGGATTACATACAGCCCGCGTGAAATTCTCGGTTGGCGGACAGAACTTGTTGACGGAAAACAAAAACTAATGCAACTAAGACTTTTGGAACGGGTCACAGAAGATGATGGCGATTATGGACAGAAAGAAGTTGAACAGGTTCGACTACTAACGCCGGGAGCCTTTGAGGTACACAGAAAAGGCAGGCAGGGAAAATATGTAAAAGTTGATGAAGGTACAACGTCCTTAGATTACATTCCATTTGCAATTGCATATTCAAACAAGGTTGCTTTCTTGGAATCACGCCCGCCGATGCAAGATATTGCAGAATTGAATTTATTGCATTATCAAAAGAGTTCAGACTTCGATAATCAATTAAGGATTTCCTCTGTTCCTTTACTTTGTCTTTTTGGATTTCCGCAGGCGTCAGAAGAGGTAAGCGCGGGGCCGGGCGAAGCGATTGCCTTTCCTGAAGGTGCAAGAGCCGAGTTTGTAGAGATCAAAGGTCAATCGTTTCAGTATCAGCGCGACAGGATAAAAAATATTGAAGATCAGATCAATACTTTGGCACTTGCCGCAATCCTTGGACAAAAACTTGTTGCAGAAACAGCCGCATCGCAAGAAATACAAAGAAGCCAAGGCGATTCAACATTGATGATTGTTGCGCAACAGCTTCAGGATATGATCGACAATTGTTTGGTATTTCATGCAAATTATTTAAATATTGCAGAAATTGGAAATGCTTTTGTCAATCGTGATTTCTTGGGTCAGAGATTAGCACCGCAAGAGATTCAGGCGATGCAAGGTTTATGGTCTTCTGGCGCTATATCTCAGGAAACATTATTGAAGCAATTGGCAGAAGGCGAAATCCTCGGTGATGATTTTGACGTTGAAGAAGAAATTGAATCAACACAAAAAGGCGACATGATCGAAACAGATGAACCAACACCCGAAGCTGAACCAGATGAACCAACAGAAGACCTAGACGATGACGATTAATGACACAAACGCCGATTCGGGTTCCGTCTGATGTTTCCAAACTTGGGGCATCTATTCCTTACCCTGATTTAATACCTGAAGAATATTTTCGTAATAGCTTAGATTTAAATAGATTTTCAAATAAGATTTCGCGTGAAATCGTCCAATCTTACAATCGAATAATAATAAACGCTGTTAATAAATTAGAAGCGATAGAACGGCTTCCAGTAGGCAACAGGCCAAAATATACCGCCGCACGTTTGCGTTCTTTGTTGGTTCAGACAAAAGCAAGCCTGAAAAAATGGGATGTCAAATCGACAAAAGATATGCAGCTTGTATCGGAAGCTGTTGCCAAATTACAAACAGAATTTGCAACCGATCAGATGGAAAAGGCATTGCCCGCAGGCATCAGGTCATCAATTAGAACTGTTGAGGTTACACCCGCATTTGCAAAAGCTGTTGTTAATACAAGCGCGTCACAATTAAATGTCCAGATATTGAGCGATTCATTAAATACAATTGCAGGCGGGGCAGGGGTAAAGTTTTCATTGACAGCAAAAGAAGGCGAATTGATTGAATTACCAAATGGCGAATCGATCAGGAAATCTTTTCGGGGTATTACAAACAAAAGCGCGGAAAAGTTAGGGCGCGAGATTCGTGACGGATTATTGGCAGGCGATACAACCCAACAGATAAGAACCAGACTAATCGGGCAGTTAAGGTTCAATTCAAAAGGTAATGTTCGACAGATAGCGATGGCAGGCGGAAATGCAACAAGAGCCGCAAACTATCAAATAATGACTATTGTTAGAACTTCTTTGAATCAGGTAAGCAATGTTGCGGCGCAACAAGTTTATAAAGCAAACCCAGATGCAACAAAAAAATATCGTTATCTTGCAACCTTAGATAGCAGAACCAGTTCGCGTTGTCGTTTATTAGATCAACAAGTTTTTGAATATGGAAAAGGGCCGGAACCGCCACAGCATTTCAATTGCAGATCAAGAACAGTTGCCGAAATAGATTATGACAATTTAAGCCGTGTTTTTGGCCGTAAGATCGAAGCGCCCAAACGCAGGGGTTTCAGGCCGTCAGAAAGCGGCCTAGTACCCGCAGGGCAATCATACGGAACATGGCTATCTCGACAATCGCCCGCAGTTAAGGCAAAAGCACTTGGCGCAAATAAAGTTCGATTTTTTGATAAATTGTCAAAAAAATATGGCGGCGATCAGGCGATCAGAAAATTTGCTTCGGTTGATGGGTCAGAAAAAACTTTGGCGCAGTTGCAGGCCGCTTATGGAAAAAATGCAGATAAAATTAAAGTTGTTCCTGATGTTGTAAGAGAAAGAAAAAGCGCCCCTTATACTTGGCAAAGATATTCAAACGGGTCACTTGCAAAGGACGCAGAACCATCAAACCTTACAAAGTGGACGCCTGAACGTCAAAGATTACACGATCAAATTGTTGAAGAAATTATTGCGGAAAATAATCCAAAAGCGCAGAAGAACCCGATTTTCTATATGACAGGCGGCGGGTCGGCTTCTGGTAAATCAATTATGTTGAAGAAATCGCCATTGAAAAAAGGAACTGTTGTTATTGACTCAGATGAAATAAAAAAACGCTTGCCAGAATTTAAGGCAATGCAGGCAAAGGGCGGAAAAATAGCAGAAGCCGCCGCAGGCTACGTTCACGAAGAATCAAGTTGGATAAGTAAACGATTAATGCGAGAGTGCGCACAGCGCCGTTACCATACGATGCTTGATGGAACTGGCGATGGAAGCCTGAAAAGTTTATCAGGCAAAATTAAAATGATGACAGATCGCGGGATGACAGTTCGCGCCAAATATGCGACAGCGGAAATTGCAACAGCACTTGAAAGAAATTATCAAAGGTTCCTGAAAACAAAACGATTAGTTCCGCCGAAGTATGTTCGCAATGTTCACAGGGATGTATCAAGGGTTGTTCCTGAAGCGATCAGGGCGGGCGTCTTTGATGACTTTGAACTTTATGATATGAACAAAACAGGCGAAGCGGTTCTTGTTGCTACCTTTACAAAGAAAGATGGATTAAAGATAATTAATAATAATCTTTATGGGAATTTCTTGGCAAAGGCAGATCAACCGAACAGCCTCTTCACTAAATGGACAGAAAAGAAAAAGCGATAAGGTAAACGCCCCCGAAGGGGCGATTGTTTAAAGTCCTAATTCTCTAAGGCCGGGGATTCCTAATGAACCATCTTCATTTTGTAAATCCCAACATTCTTTAATCATTACACCTTTTGGTGTTTGAAACTTTTTCTTCTTAAAGATGAAATAAAGTTTACGAAGTTCAGATTCAGTTAATTGATTTTTCACATCATGCTTATGCATGAAAAATCCCGCTTGCTCTGTTGCAAGCCAGTTGTCAAAAGTTAGCATTGTACCTCCGTTGGTTTAGCTAGTTTAAAAATTTTCAAGTTTCTGAGGTTTGACCCTCAATCCTATTATAATATAATTAATTAGATTTGTCAAGTATCAATTTTTTTAGGATTAATTTTTTAGGGGGTTGACTTATTAAATCTATTATGATATAATTAAAATGTTCACAAACAAATCAAACCAACATGAGAGATTCATTTTCTTTTCTTTCTAAACTTCTGGCTTTGACTTCTAGTTCAAATAAGAATGAAAAAGCTGCGGCTCAACAAAAGCTTGAGCAACTTCTTAAAAAGTATGGAATCACTTTGAACCAACTTGAAGAAAGAGTCAAAGAAGGTATCGAAGACCCAAGCCTGAAAGAAGCTATTAATTGGACTTGGAAAGACGCAAACGGATTTGAACATTTCACAAGAGTCAAACCACATGAACAGATCATTGTTTCAGCTTGCGTAAACTTTTTCAATGGTCGTTTAGTTATCGGCAATTCTTACAAAGGCAAATGCTTCGACATCTTCGCGACCAAAGGCAACAAAGTTCAGATTGATCTTTATGCCGAATATTTGATCGAAGCGTGTGAACGCGCTTTGAAAGATGAACGCAAAGGAGTTCGCGGCGGATTCGATGCGACATTCAATTCAAGTTTCAGAAAGGCTTGGGCTTGGAAAGTTCAATCTCGTCTTGGCGAAATCAAAAGACAAGAAGAAAAAGAAGGACGCCGTGAAATGAAGCAAGGCAAAAGAATCAATCTTAGTGCGCTCAGAGTTCGCGGAAAGAATGAAATCGAAGATTCAAAATCGCTTGCCTTACGCGATCAAAAATATCCGAAGTTAAGATCAGGTCGCGGATTCACTTCAGGCGGTTCAGGCTCACGCGCAGGCAGTAACGCAGGCGCAAGGGCAGGGCTAGGCCGACAGGTTGCAAGTACAAGACAAAGAAGACTTGCAGGCTCTTGATAATATCGCCCCCAGAAATGGGGGTTTTTTATTAGGGGTTGACAAGTTTATTTAATTCTATTATAATTAATTTGTACGAAACAAATCAAACCAATGACAAACGCAACTCAAACACCTTTCCAAAAAGACTTGTTCAGATGGGACGGAATGTATCTTCACTATGAAGGCAGACATGGGTTAACAAGAAACTACGAAGAAGATTATCCTGATTGTCATCCAACAAGAGTTGGAACACCACAACCAATCTTCATTGCTAGATTCAAGTATGGCCGCAAGCCTTACAAGACTTGGATAAATTTCATTTGCAGAAACTTCACTTGTGAAGAATGGGTAATGGCTCAAAAAGAAAACCGCGCCCCTTTAAGAATCATGCAAGCTAAAGGATACGAGGGAAGATAATTCCCTCTTACCTTTTTCTTGACAAAATCAAATCTATTCTATTATAATTAAATCGTTCACAAACCAACTAAACAAATGGAAAACGAAAACGTAACTTTAGGGTTTGACCCTCAAATCGGAGACAAGGCGCACGTTCTTTATTACTCTGACATTCATCCTTGCACAGTTATCAAAAGAACAAAAAAATTCGTTACTGTTCAAACTGATAGCTACAAACTAAACAAGGAAATCAAACCAAACATTATCCCCGGCGGATTTGCAGGCCATTGCACAAACCAACGCGAACTTAAGTACGACATCACAAGAAACAAAGAAGGCGGGATTATGAAGTTCGGCTTAAGACAGGATGGCAGATGGTGTCAATGCGGACAGCATGACCGAAATCCAACAAGACTAGGCAGAGGATGGCGGGCTTTCTACGACTATAATTTCTAGGGGGTTGACACCCTCTATTAATTATATTATAATTAAATTGTTCTAAACCAATCAAACAAATGGAAACTTTTTCAATCAAAGAACACTTCGACAAGATCATCGAAAAAACAAGAACTATCGACAAATTTGTTGACGAGTATGTCGAAGTTCTAAACAACAAAACTGATAGCTACAATTTTTATACAAGTCGCGGAAGACGTTATATAAAAATTACTGAAGTTGTTGTTGACCGCGATGGCAAGAATACAAATCAAGTCAGCGTTCATTGTTTTGTTGATAAAAACACAGGTCTTGTTTACAAAGCCGCAGGGTGGAACGCCCCCGCAAAAGGCGCAAGATATGATCTTTTAGATGAAGCAAGCCGCAAAAGATGTTTTGCCAATGCTGACCCATACGGAAGTTATCTTTACCGCTAAAGCTCACAGCCCCGAAAGGGGCTTTTTACTAGGTACAAACATAAGCAAGCAAAATTTCAAGCACCTCTCAGGCGAAACTGAGGGGGCTTTTTTATTAGATTTGCGGAAATTCTGGCGTGTAGTCTACATACCAATTTTTTATCCCTTTTTCTTTTGCAATATCATTTGCGTTTTCAATATCTTCAATTATTCCTTGTCTAAACTCTTTTGCTTCCGCTGATTCATTCGGTTCGCCCTTGATTCCAAGAACAACTTCATTCATTATTGTTTGCATCCTTTTTGCCGATAACAATGCTTTTTACCTCATTCAAGGTTATTCTAGTATATATAGAGTTAAATTTAAACCTATGCCATACCATACAGGCGGAATGAAGCCGAAAGGCAAAAAGAAAAAAAAGAAAGGGGGCAAAAAATAATGGCAAAAGGATTTTTTGAAAAACTAAATGACATGAAAGGCGAAAAGCCAAAGCCAAAGAAGTCAAAACCTAAATCAGACAAAGACTAATGGCTCGCAGACGCTTCCGAAAAGTTGCAAAGGACAAAAAGACGGGTGTTCCTAAAAAGTACCTTTCAGGGGCGAAGAATAAAGCTGCAAAGGCGGCAGAAATAAAAAGAACTTCTGAAGCCTACAAACGCGGCGAAACTTTAGATATTAAAGCTATTCAAAAATCAAGGGTTAATCAAGATGGCACCAAAAAGAAAACCACTAAGCGCCGCCGTCGTAAAAAGTCTTAAAAAAAAGGCAGAAGGTACGCGCTTCACATATGGACAACTTGCCCGTGTTTATAGACGCGGCCAAGGTGCATATCTTTCAGGTGGTTCAAGGAATGTTTCGATGGCTGCTTGGGCGATGGGTCGCGTAAATAGTTTTGTTTCAGGTAAGGGCGGAGCAAGAAAAGCTGATGCTGATATATTGAGGAAAAAATGAAATTAACAACCCGTCAAAAAAATACATTAAAAAGGCATCAGGAAACACACGGCCATACAAAAGCGCATATAGATTTTATGAAGCGTAAGATGCGCGAAGGAATGAGTTTTACGGATGCTCACAGGCTCGCTATGCGTAGGAAAGGTAAATGAGTATCAAAAGGGGCGGGCATACATTTTCAGGCGTTGATAAACCGATTAGGACGCCAAACCATCCAAGCGGTAAATCTCACGCTGTAGTAATAAAAAAAGGCGATGGTTACAGATTGATTCGTTTCGGGATGCAAGGCGCAAAAACAAAGCCGCCCAGAAAAGGAGAATCAGACGCAGATAAAGCAAAAAGAAAAAGTTTTAAAGCAAGACACGCAAAAAATATTGCTAAAGGTAAAACAAGCGCGGCGTATTGGGCTGACAAAATCAAGTGGTCTTGATAAGATAGAAAAAATTTAACCCTGCGGGTTTATGTCAGACGAACAAATTCAGGAGTCCGCGGCTTCTGAACCCCAAACAAACGCGAGAGAACAAGAACTTTTAAACAGAATCGAAGCACTTGATCGAAAGAATAAGGAAATATTAGAAGAAAAACGAAAATTTAGTAAAGTTGAAAAAACGTTGCAAACTTTACCTGACGGCGTAGATGTTCAAGCTTTAATTGATTTTAAGAACAAAGCGGAGCAACAAAAACTTGAAGAACAAGGAAACTACAAAGAAGCAATCCAAAA